ACTAAATTGCAATACAGTATGTGTTTCTGGTAAAGAAATTTCTAGACCTGCTTCTGTAAGAACCATGTCTTTTCTTCCGTCAACGTTTCTGTTTTGTACATTAGTAATGATTTGAGTATCACGTGATACACCGTTACCCATTAAAGGACGGTATGCTACGTTATTCAAATCGATCATAACTGCTGTATTTTCGTGAATACCTCTAAATAGTGGTTCCATAACAAAGTTAAGGTTACCATAAATAGTTGATACTCTTGTTACAGCATGTCCGAAGTTACCTTGAACATTCTGAATGTCAAGACCACTTCCAACTTGACTATTTAAAGCCATTGTATTACCTAAGAATGAAGACCCACCAAGTTTGTTCAACCATGATAGAACTTTTCTTGAAGCTAATACTAGTTTCTCTCCACTGTTTCCAGATTCTGGTGAGAAAACATCTTCCATAGAGTCAATGAAGTGATCGTAATTTGCTGAAGAATATTGGAAAGTTTTAACTTTACCATAAGCTTCAGTATAAGGTACGATACCCCATGTTCTACGTACTGGACCAGTTGCTGTAGAATCGTCTGTTCCTACACCGAACAACATAGCGTGCTCAAGATCCATCTTATGTTCCATAAGTTTTTCTTGATATACTCTCATGTATTCGTTAGAAATTCCACGATATCTAGTAGCTAGAGCTGTACCAGAGAAAAGAGGTACTGAAGTCTTAAAGATCTGACAGTATCCTTCTCTGTTGTAAAACTCGTCACTCCAACCTTCTGGGTCAGTTCCACCTTCAGCAAATGCTGAACCTACAACTTGACCTTTTACGTTGTCGTCAAAACGTAACTTAGATGCACTTGCAGGTGTTTGAATACCTGAAGTTGCTGCATCTGCTCCGTCTGCTGATCTAGTCGCCTTAAGCATTAACTTAAGGAATGTAGCTGCCTTGATTTTAGCCTTAGCTGAATCAGTTTTTTCTACATCATCGATCTTGTAATATGCGATTGCTCCTACGTCACTTCCGTCTGATCCGTCAGCATCGTATTCACATTCTATTGCTACAATTTGTCCTACTAATAAAAACTCTGGACAAACGTTTGTTGCTACCTCTCTACCAAATTTATCGTAGCCGCAATCTACATAGAAGTTATCTCCAGTAACAATAGCATAAGCATCGGTATTATAGTCACCGACTACTTTTGCTGCTTGCATTTGGAAATTACGTCTCTGCCACTGATGTCTTTGTTCTAAGAACTTAAACACAGGGTCATCTGTAGGTTTCTTTGCGACATTGGATAAATAAGAGAAAAAAGGTGATTGTTGAGGAGCTAATTCAGCTACTCTTTCACCAAAGTTGAAAATTCGTCTATCAACATTGATGGAAGTTCCCTGAACAGCTTCTCCTGGATTAATACTATATATGTTAGCCATCTTAATTCACTTCTCCTAGTTAAAATGGATTCTTCTTGTTAAAGTTAGTAATCATAGAATCCATCATTTTATCTTCTGATTTTTTAGATGACTGCATATTGACTCCAGCTTTTATTCCAATAGGTTTAGGTATTGACAGCTTTGACTTTTGTTGCATCATTTCTGTTTGCTTTTGCAAAGCAGAATCACTTACCTGAGTAATCGTTTGACTACTTTGTTGTACAGGTTGTGTGTTTATTTTATGCAACTTTACCAAATTGTCTAAAGACATAGACTCTGGTGAAGTCATAGTTACCATAAAATTATTAGCATCATCTAAAGTATAGCCATAATTGCGTTGTAGGTCAGATACTAATTGAGCTTCTTGAGCTTGTTTCTTAGTCTGTTGTTCCATATTACGCATTGAATCTATACGAGATTCTTCTAATTTTAAGGTATAGTCTGCCATTTCTTCTAAATATTCAGCTTGTTGAGATAAATATTTAGCACTTCTACTATCGGGATCAGCTATCGCCTCGGAATGATCATATCCAGCAGGTTTAGAAGGTTTAACAGGTTTTTCTACTTGTACTGTTTCCTCTTTCACTGGTGCTTGAGAAGCTGTAGAGCCTTTAGTGTTCATAAGTTCACTTACTTGACTTTTTAACAATTCTACTTCTGTTGCACGTTTATCTGCTTGACTTTGCCAATACTGAAATTGGTTACTATCTTCCTTTGGGTCAACAGATTGTTGAACTTCCGAAGTCTCATCACCTGATACTTGTTGAGATTCTTCAGTCTGAAATGCAAATTCACTTGAATTATCTCCGAAAATATCATTAAAGATGTCTTCTTCTGGTTTAGATTCCACTGCAGTCTCTTGTGGAGCCTCAACCTGTGGTTGTTCTACTTCTGTTGCCTGTATATCTTGAGTATCACTCATTGTTTTCTCCTAGCCCTAACTCTCCTGTAAGTGGGTTGTCAGCGACTGCGTCACTTTCTACCTCTCTTGCAGAGTTTATTAGGTTTTGTTCAACATCGGCAAGACGTGTTTGATACATCGTAGTTGCCGCTTCAGCTCTATTCTTAACCTTGTCAAGTCCTGAGCTAAATTTTTCTACCTCTAAACGTTTCTTAGCATGTAACTCTTCACGTGTAGCGGTTTGCAAGTCTCCTCTGACTTGTTTCAATTCTTGTTCCATCGCTTGCATTTGTTGCTGCATTTGTTTCATTTGACCAGAACGTTCTAATACACCTTCTACATCTACTAATTCTGATTTCTTTAGTACTTCTACTTGGTCTATTAGTCCTGCCTGATACATTTCTTGATAAGTTGCTAACAATGCCATTCTATTTGTAGGTAATGTAGATCCAGATACAACTCTAATATCGTAATTACCAACACCTAAATCATGCCATTTGTTTACTTCGCCATTATCCATTTCTTTATAAAAATTAAATCTTTCTTCCTTTTCGGTGCCATTAGGCTGTACTAAACGTATAACCTTTTCTTCTGTATATAATTGTTGCATTAAAGGTATTGCAACCTTTGCAACTTGATTTAAAAAGTTTTCCATATCATCTCTTCTAGATTTAATACGTCTTTGTCCAAATTCGTCTACTACAAGAGTTCCTCTATAAGTAGATGGAGCGTTAGCAGAACTACCTTGCATAAGTTCAAAAATACCAAATCCGTACTCTAGGTCGTATTTAGCGTCTGCTTCATTTTTATATAATTCGTTGGGAAGAGGCACTGGCCCTGCTACAATAGGTGCACCTAGCTCTGCGTCAAACTCAATTACGCTCGTTCCTGCTCTTCCCCATTCTTCCTCTATCATTCTAATATCAGCTGAACCTCTTGGTATTAAAAGCTTAACATTAGTACTAGTAGATGCGTGTGCTATAATTAAAGACCTTATTTTGTTAATATACTCTTGTAAAGGTCTAAACAATCTTACATCTGACTCAGGAAAGGGATTTCTGTGATGAATATTCATTAATGGTACAATAGGATATTCATCTGTAGGTAAGACTCTTTGATATAGCAAATTGTCTCCTACACTAACTGTTAAAGCAACACAGCATTTTTCAATTTCATTTGCTGTAATCTTACCCATCATTACAAGTTCCGATACCGTAGTAGGTACTAAAGTAGTAGTACTTCCTGGTATACCATCTTCATCTTCCATTCCAGGAACTTTTATTGGGTCAGCAGGTATAATATTACCTTGTTCATCTATTTCAGGCTCTGGAAGTTCAAAATGGAACATTGCTCCATACGCTTCTATTGACTGAAACATCTCTTCTACTAACTCAGGGTCAGATACAATTACTTCTTCTCCAGTAATTTTTCTAACAACAACATAGTATTTATCTCCATATTTCTCATATTCTTCAGCTGTCATCAAAAATTCTTCATTATTGAAAGGTTCAAAGACATTCCAATAACTATGAAGCTCTTTTGTATATCTTTCTATAAACTTACGTTTTGTATGATATCTATTGTCATCATCTCCTTTAAAGATTTGACCTTCTGTAGCGGCTAAATCAGTAGTAGGATAGTCTTCATTGTCAGCTTGATGTGAAGATGCGTCTTCTATAATATCCATAAAATCAGGATATAGTTGCATTGCTTGTTCATCTGTTAAATGTTTTGCTACCATAATATGTGCAGCATCTCTAGCATAGATGTCTTTTGCGTTAGGGTCTATATAAACATCTAAAGGATTTATAGATTTAATAAAAACCTCTCCTTTACCCATATCCGCTTGAGGATCTTGGTATACATTAAACACACCCATACCTCCAACATAGTAATCATCTATAACTCTCTTTAATTCTTCATTCCCGATAGAGGTTTCCCATATCCAAGCAAATAAATCTGAAAACACTTTTGCTGTATCTCTGTCTGAATCTTCCCTTGCAGTGCTACGAAATTGAGGTGAATTGTATGTTAGCAAAGATTTTGCTGTTTCTACGATAGGATGTATACGATTTACTACAATAGGAGCTTGTCCACGAGATTCTAAAACGTCTTTTTCTTCATTTGACCATTGTGCTCCTGCACGGAACTCAACCGCTTCTTGATATTTTACTGCCCAAAGCTCACGGGATGATGAATATTCTCTGAGTAATTCTTGAGATAGGTCTACATCTTCATTAGTAGAACCATCATTAGCTTTTATACTTCCAGGTATATAGCCAAATATATTAACTAGATCGTTATAATTTTGGCTTCTTGACTTTGCTTTTTTCTTGCTTTTTGGCATTGACCTCTATGTACCCTTCTGGTATTTTTGTATTTAGCACGTCAGATAACTCCCTCTTAAATGTCTTAAAGGGCATCATATATTTAACTAAATCTATTTGCATACAATTACTCCCCTGAAATTAAGCGATTTTTCGCATAACTGTCAAGTCTTTTTTACGCTATTTTCCAGTTTTTTGGCTGATAGTCGTAATATTCTTCATAATCTAACTCCATATCAGCTCCTTCATGCGTTGGTTTATAGCAATTTTTATTAGCATAAAAGAATCCATCGAGTAAATCATCGTGTTTACCACGTGGATACAATAACAATTCGTCTAGCAATGCTTGTTGATTTTTCTGTATAAATACATTTCCTTGAGCAAATAAGGGCTGTAAGCTTTCTAACCTATAGGACTTGGAGGTTCTTGGATTTTCTTTAATTTCCAGGCCAGGAATAAACAACCCCTCATCTGCTGCCTTCTCTTTAAGATATTGTCTTAACATTTCCTGATATCCAACAGATTCTACTCTCGTCTTAGCACTTTGATATATCTTAAAGTTTCTAATAATAGAATCTGCTAGATCTA